GCTGCTTGCATAACTCGGCCGCCGTCCAATGGCACCATCGGCAATAAATTAAACAAGTTTAATAGCAAACTTATGGCTGCAAAAAGCGCCAGAGCGGAATGCTGGGTTTCCAACCACAGCAGATAAGCAATAATCGCCCCCACAGTACCAAAGGCTGGACCCGCGATGGCTATTTTAAAATCCTGCCAGCGGCTGGTTGCGCGCTCACTGACAGCAGCACCACCAATAAACGGCAATAAGTAAACCCCTTTTACTTTAAGGCCAGAGCGCTTCATGGCGTACACATGACCATACTCGTGGATCAATATGGCGGCAATTAAGCCAATAGCAACTTCTAGGTTAAATAACCAGGCCCAACCAGCTAACGCGGTACCTGCCAAGGCGGCTTTAATGGCACCAGCACTTTTCGACAGTTTTAAGGCGATAACACCTAGCACTAATAAAGGTTTAAACCATTGTTTTAATGGGGAAGGAGCAGAAGCTGCTGTATCGGAAGTTTGCTGAGTAAGTGGTTGCTGATTTCGCATTTCGGTATCGTGCTGTGCAGGGGATGCCGTTTGAGCAGATTCTGCCTCAGGCGATAGCTTTTGCTCTAACTTACTAAGCCATTTTGGTGGTTTAGCGGCAGTAATACCTTCACAAAGTAGGGTATTGCCCGCTTCCAACCGATAAGTTGTAGCGCGTCGCGCTCAGTGATAAATTTGTTTCATGTGAATGATAAATTTATCATCTTGATGAAACAAAATTCTATGGCTAAAAAAGCCCTTTAAACCTGCTTTAAATCCCTTCTTTTAAACATCAATATCCGCGTACGGCAGGTCGGCTGCTGCACCTATAATGCGGCCGTCTTCTATATACGCTTTGCTGCCGATCGCAACGTCTTGGCCAAGTACTGTAATGCTGGTGCCGGACATGAGTTCGACGGCGCTGGTGCCGTCCTCGTTGTGCGCTGTTACTGTGGCCACTGTGCGGGTGGCGCGGGCGGTTAGCACGCGCAGGCGTTGATAGTTGTTACTCATAGCTACGTAATGCTCCCACTGTTTGGCGTACTGTAATCGCACCGTCGTTGGTGCGTTCTGCGCGAATGCTTAGGCTGTCCACCGTGGCTTTGTAATTGTCGGTTTGCCATACCACGCCTAGCAAAGAACCAGGCAGGCAGGGTGGTAGTGAAGCCATTACCGGCAGTACAATGCTTATCTCGTCTTTGTATCCGCTATCGGCCAGTTCTGACGTGCCACGCATTCTTGCTGCTTGATTGTCTGTGATTAGAGCATCGACTATATCGGGCGCGATAACGTCGCCAGCGGTGCCGGTGCGGCGTACACCACACATAACCCCTTGCTGTTCGCCACGGACAAACACTTTGTTATAGAGAGGGTTCACTGTCGGTGTGCTGTTGTATTGCAGTATTACATCGTCGTGTACTGCAATGTCGGGCACGGCTAAGGCTGTTGCCCAGGGCACGACTGGCCAACGTGGGCGCACAATCAGCGTATTGGTTGTGCCGTCGGCATAGAGCATACCGCCGATGGCTGATACCACCTGTGCTATGGCTTCCATTTTAGTTTTGTTTTGGTATGAAAATGCGCCTGCTGGCACGTTGTATGCTGTCATTTGATAGTCAAGTGTCCAGCCGGTGCCTGCGAGTTCGTCTGTTATTAATGCAGCTACACCTTTAGCCGTGCTGTTAGTGTAAGAGCGCGGCGCTACATGGGGGCTGGCCAGTGCAGCAATGCTGCTGCGGGCGTTGATTGTCCAGCTGGTTTGGCCGAACTGGTGACTTAGTGATGGCTGCTCGGCAAGGCCGTAAAACTCATAGCCGTTTATTACCAACTTAAATAGCTGTGGGCCACCGGCAAAAAGCATATCTTTATCGCCACGGCTACCACAAGCCATGCTGATCGTGGCGGCCCAACTGCTGCGGCTGACGCTGAGCGAGGCGCTAAAAATATTGATCTCTTGATTGTCGCTGACTCGATAGCAGCGTAGCTGTGGCTGCATGATATAGCTCCTGCGGCGTGGGGGCCGGATCGGTTTGGTGGTGTCAATGGTTGGCACGTCGGGCGATGGCGGGATTAGCCCGCCGCCGATGTCCAAATCACAAATTATTGGGTTATTGGCGTTGCTAAAGTGCAGTGTTACTGAGCCGGTGCGCGGTTGCGCTGGATCCGTAAAATTAAGCACTACGCGGCCAACTTGTGGGCGGTAGTTTTGTGTACATATATATGTGGCTGGCTGTGGGCCATAGGGCAGCCGGTAGTATCGGGTAATATCGCCGCCATTTTGCCAGAGCAGATCGTAACGCTGGGCGGTGATGCCAGGGTAGCGATAGCCCGTTTTTAGTTGCTGCTGTTGTAGTGCTGAACGACGCCAGTTTGTTTGCCAGTGCTGCTGGTTTATCGGCGCTACTCGCCAGCGTGTGTGGCTGGTTTGCTGTTGTAGCGGCAGTTGCTGCCAATTAGTTTGCAGCTGCTGCGTTAGTACCGGTAACACCTGCCAATTGGTGCTGGCTTGTGTTGTTATTGCTGGCGGTAAACGCCACGTTGCCAGTGTTGTCGCTGTTGTTGGATTTAACGCGGTATAGCGTATTGTTACCGTGGCCGTTATGTCGTTATTGGCTCGCCATTTTGTGTGTATTTGCTGTTGCTGCAGCGGTGCACTGCGGTAGCGTGCCGCAATGGCCATGGTTGTGTTATAGCGTAAATCAACCGGTGGCGGTGGGGGCGGTTCTCCCTCAAAACGAAGTGATATTGGGCTTACCGTACCACCGTTTATAAACTCAAAGCGTAATGCTACTGCACTCATGGATTGGTAGTTATTGTTCTTGCGTCCACCAACTGCGCCCGCACTTTATCGTTTATTGCGGCGTTATAGTTAGGTGTGCCGGCATCGTCAAATATCATTACCGCCAAGTTGTTGCTAGTTGCATACTGCAACGGTACTACTATTTTAGCGGGGTTGGTTGTTGGCACTGGACCTATCCATAGCATTGATAAACTGTTGCGATCGATAATACCGTAGCGTTCTGCAGCAGGGTCAAAGTCGAGTTCGATTAAGCCTGTATTGTATGGAGATTTATCAATATTAAAGGAAAGGATCATTCCATACCTCCATATTAATCAGTGTGGCAGGTGCACCCCAAAAAGTTCGTAAAAGCCAGTGATTTTGCCCGTTTTGGCTAATAATTGTAGGGAACGACCGATCGTTACGATATGGATTGAATACTGTGTATATTCCTGGGAATTGACCTCGATAGTAAGGGTTTACTGTATTCCCCGCACTACTTTGAAGTACACTTGGACGGTTTCCTGAACCGGCAATACCTCCTTCACAAATACCGATCGGCGATAATATTTGGGCAGACTCATTTTCTAATGTAATTGTATAATTAGATGGATAGCTATATGTATGAAGTGCAGCCCCATAAACTTTACTACCGGAACTGTTATCGCTATTTTGAATTCTAAGTGACTTTGCATCAGTACCTATAATATCGGCGATAGAATTCAAAGCATAAAATCCAGAATTATTTGTCGTATTTAAATCTGAAGATGTCCCCAAAGCGCACTCGGATACGAATCGTCCTGCATCATTTGGAACTCTAGAAAAGAAATCGCCAACAAAAAGTGCCGGTAAGTGACTGTTAGTTGCACCATCTAAGGGAAAATTGTCGTAAGACACCATAAAATAAAATGCACACGCTGTGCCTATTATTACCCATTTTGTGCGCCTAAGATTGCCTATACCATTAATTATTTGAAAAGCCTTAGTAAATCCTTGCCCAACCGCTGTATCAATATCTGACATAGTTTTAGCATGACTCAAGCGCATTAAATTATAATCCGCGTCATTACCAGCATTGCTAAAAACAATTGCATAGCCGCCGCTACCGCCAGCATCAACATTATTGCGGTAACACGCTCGCTGTCTTGCCGCATCATAATAGGGGCGTGTCCACCCAAGAGGTAATTTAGTGCCGTAACCTTCTACCAGACATTTTTGCCAAATATTAATAATATCGCTGGCACGTCCGTTACCTATTTGCGGTGCGCCTGGGTCGTCCCAACGGTAAACTGTTACTGGATAAGATGCCATTTAATAAATCTCCTTAATCCGCATTACCACGGAAATGTAAACGAATACTGTCTTGCTCAATTTGGCTATGGCCTGCGCTTACTGGGCGAGCTAGGACGATCGGCGGAAATGATGAGTACGTGTTTAAACGCACGCATTCGCCTGAGTTCCAGCCTCCGCCCCATGCCTGGCTGCGGATCACAAAATAGGGTTGCAGGGTGTTGGGGTTAATGGGTGCAAAATCATTTAAAGTGTCGCCGCTGGCGATAAGTCCAAGGCCCTGGCCAATACAGTTAAATGCGGTTGGGCTGGTAAATATGATTACCCAGCGCTCGTTAATAGCGCTGCGGTTTTCAACTTCTATTGGATAGTTCAGTTGGTTAAAGTTAGCGACTGCAGGACTGCCGGTGATGGTGTCGCTCCAGACATTGCTCCATGTTGTCATGTCAAAGAGCACTTCGGCCGATGCCTGCAGATTGCCCAGTACTTGCACACTGCTGACAACGGATCCCGCGGGGTAATCTTGATTAAGAGGCGCTGTGAGTTGCAGGGCGTTTTGTGTTACATCAGATACCAGCGCCATTTCTGCGATTGTGTCCGATATCTCAAACGGGCCTGTAAAACCGCTGGCATTAACAATAGTTACTACGCCTGTGGTTTTGTTGTAGCTGTAGTGGGCGTCCAGCGGGTGCCAGAGCGACGCCCCATTACTGTCGACGATATCAATAAAGGCATTTGGGCGTTGGTTTATCGTAATGCCGGCATTGAGGTCTGATACCTGTGTGTAGTTGTTGTGCGCAATATTTACCACACCAAAAGGCCGGAAAATTGGCACCTTGCCATTATTGGTTAGGCGCAGCTGGTTAATGCCATACAGCGATGCCGGTGGCGTTAACGGCAATAGCTCGGTAACGGTGTAGCTGAGGCTGCTACGGGTAATAGCATTGGTAAAATTAAGCGATACCACGCCATTAGCTACTGTGCCGCTTACACCCACACCGCTAATGGTGCCATTGGCATCTGCTGAGGCACTGACGGCGCCGCCGGCAGCTAACTGTGCAGTAATGTAGAGGGTGTCGGTAATAATATCGTCGTACGCCAGCACAAACTCGACACTTGTAGTTGTTACGCCGGCGCTGGCGTCATTTTGTATCACAGCCGTGTATTGCAAGTTGCTGTAGCCGTTTACATACTGCAATACCGATCCATCGGTGTTAATCAGCGCCGCCAACTGCCATGTCAATGAGTTGACCTGTGCATATACGCCGTCTGTGCGCCACTCTGCAGATCGGTTACTACCACTAAATACGATAGTGCCTCGTATTGTTTGCTGGGCAACGCTATAGCCAACAGGCATCGCTGTGCTGTTGGCCCACATTTGGTAAACGTTAGCATCAAAGTAGTAAATATAGAGATCTGTGCCGGCATCGGGTTGCGCAGGCAACGAAAACGTAAATGTACCGTTTGAATAACTCGCGTTATTAAATGTGCGGCTTTGCAGCGCTCCGCCTGCAATATAGTTAACGATAAACATCGGCTCGCCCGCGACGCTGGACGTATTGAGATCTGCCGCATCTTGCATGTCTAGCACATAGTTGATGCCATTTGCAGGAGTGGTTAGCGTTTTGCGCTGCAGGCCATTTATTGTGTCGAATGGTTTTGTTGCTGCACGCACTACTGCCTGAGTTAGGCGCGGCAATAATTGGCCTGTTGTTTTTGCAACGGGTAATGTCTGAGCAGCGGCAGAGACTGGTGCAGTAAGGCGGGTACAGCCGTGGTAAATAACATCGTCGTTTACCGTTACTGCGCGCAGTTTAGTGCATCTAGTTTGGCTATTAATATTGGTGTCGCGGCCCGGTGCATTAAACGGGATCCCCGGTTCAAAAGTAACGTTCTGGCCGAAGATTGCTGAAACAACTTTAGCAAAGTGAGTAAAACGCGGAAAGTTAACGTTTTCGGCACCGGTATACTCTACTGAGATCGCGATGATGCTGCCGGGGGTAAGGCTAACAGCGGGCTGCTCGTTTACTCCGGCGTTGCCACTTAAGTCAAACGCATTAATGATGTTTTGCCCCGGTGCCATTTCTGATAGGCCAGAGCGGAGCAATAACCCCGGTGTTACCCCAGATTCAATGATATTGACGATATCTGCCCGTGTGCTGGCGTCATTAATAGCGGCTGATTCGATTATAATGACATCGACTTTAGGATCTTCCGGCGGCTCGTTAATTAGGATATGGCCGTCTTGCAGTAGCTGGGTGTTTGCAGTGCTGACACCAGGATAAACTTTGATGATATCTAACGCGCTTTGGGCGTGGTCGATGGCACTGATATTACCAAACACCTCGTTTAGCTGGCCGTTGGTTACTTCGTTGGCCGTGCGCTGGCCGCCGCCGTTGGCGTTTTGCGTCATGCGCTGTGATTTAAAGATTTTTAAGTCGGTTCTTAGCATGTTTAAACACCTTTTAAATAGTCATAAATCGCAGAGTTACACCCATTAAAAAACTGGTGTTATCTGGGTCGGTTTCGGCTTGTAGTGGCTCGGCGCTGATGGGGCCAGCGGCAAAATCCCACATCACAGTAAAGCTGCGGCCATCGCCCAGGGTTATATCGAATTCGCCTGGCGTGGCGTCGGCATGGGCAACCAGGGCGTTTACCGTGGCGCGGGTTAGCATGTCGTCTTGCAGCACAATAGGGCGGCCAACTTGGCGCTGCGCTACTTCCACTATTAATGCGCCACTGCTGGCGTACTGGGCATTGGCGGTGCGGCTGCTCCAGCTGTATTCGTTAATCCAGGGCATATCTGGCACGGTTAGGGTGTCGATAATCATAAGCTGGTACTCCGGGCACGCTCTATTTGGGCGAGCAGGCGATCTGCTTCGGCGCTGTCGATACTGGCGGTAAATGTTCGGCCAGGCATGGCCAGCTCTAAGCGCACCGTCCTGGCGTTGCCACTATTCGTTACTTGTGCGGTTCCTGTTGGGGCTACCATTGGCAAAGGCGCGGCAGCACTGGGGCTTGTAGCGCTGGTAGCAGTTGTACCAGTGCGATTGGTGCCCGTTGGGTTGCCATTGGCTGCGGCTTCTTCCTGGGCTTGTTTTTGCTTAATGCGGTAGATTTCTTCGGCCAGTTTTAGGGCTTGCTGGGCGGCGGCAAGGGCTTCCTTGTCGCCACTGGCCTGCGCGGCTTTGAGTTTTTCGCGCAGCTCTACTACTTGGTTCTCATAGCGGCGTTTTTCGATAGCGGCCTGGTTATTGTTGAGGCGATCAAGCTCGTCCTGAAGGCTTGATACAGTACCTTCTAATTCGTCACGAAATGATAATAGTCGTGCTTCTGCATCGGCTATTGCCTTGCGTAGAATGCTCATATCATTTTCGCTAAGCATCTTAAAGCTGCGATCAGTTTGGGCCGTAATATTGTCGAGCTGCTTTAGCGTGAGTGTAGTGCTACTGAGCTGCTCTGTTAATTTACGCATCAGCAGTGTTTCATTGATGATGTTGCGCTCACGAGTAAATGCCGCATTACTGGTGCGGGCCAACTCCGTCCACCAGATATTTGTTACTCGGTTATTTTGAACAATAAAGCCGTTTAGTTCGTCTATACGCGCACTTAGCTCACCTGTTGTTTTATCAGTGAGATCAAACTCAGTTTTTAATGCTTGCTGGGCGCTGGCTAGTAAGCTGATGTAACGCGTTGCAACGCCAGATGATTCTGCTAATTGCTCTAATCGCTGTTGTTGCTCAGCTAAGGTTAAATTGGCATTTTCAGTTTCTTCTTGTAGCTGTTGCTCGCCACCGCCCAACCCAGCCAGCATACGTTGAATAATGCCGATAACTTCTGCATAGCGTTCTCGTTGTTGAATGTATTCTTGGGCACTTATGCCGTTAGATTTATAGAGCTCGTCTAGGGCTTCCATTTGCGCTGTATAGTCGGCTAATTTGCGCTGAAGCTGTGTAAATGTTGCGGCTTCTATTTCTTTGATTTGGTTTAAACGGCGTGTTTGCTCGGTTAAGCGCGCTTCAGCATCGGCCAGTTTGTCTGCGGCTT